GTGGTAAAGAAATGAAACTATTTGATTTTTTTAGGGCGCGAGTCCTTGATCCATTAACAAGTCATATGGCAGCAGAAAGCGTTGCTGATGTAGCAAAGGGGCATATGGAAGTTATCCATGCCTGCCTAAAACGATATGGCCCCCTAGGAAAAGATGGCATAGCAAAGTACTCTGGCCTGCGTAACGATCAGGTCTGGAGGCGATTGCCTGAACTGCAAAAGATGGGCATGATCGAACTAACTGGAAAAACCGCTAAGTCCAACTCTGGTAGATCAGAGAGGGAGTGGAGGGCTATATGTTAGAAACAGTTCTTTGGGTGGTTTTCCTAATTATGTTTGGTGCAGTAGGAGTCATCGCTACTTTTGTAGCAATCTTCATGCTGTCGGAGGACAAATGAAAATCACTTTAGAGTTTGAAGACCTAGAAGATGCAAAAAGAGCCATCCATGCAGGTGATGCGTGGATAGCCCTATCTGAAATTAGCGAGTTATTAAGATCGCAGCGTAAGCACGATGTTCCTATGGAGCAGACCTTAGCCTGCATCCAAGAGATCGTGCAAGACGCTATGCCTTTAATTTACTCCTGATCTTCGTCTTCTTCTTCTACTTCAACCCATTCGTCGAGGTCTTCGTCGTAGACCCAAGTAATGCCGTCTTCGTCAGTAAAGACTAATTCGTCATCTTCAGCCCAGCCACATGCTTCTTGCAACTCAACAAACTCTGCCAACAAAGCTGCCTTAGAAAAATCACTGGTTTCAATAGTGATAGTTTCGCCCCAACCACCCAATTCGATCTCGACTTTATACATATAAATCCTTTAAACGTTAATGATTTGACCTCTAAACTCGACCTGCCCATCGTCCCATTTGTGGACTAGTTCAGGCCAAAGAAGTTTCCCATCCTTAAATGTCAGAATTGCGAAACCTGACCTGTGGTTTAAAGGGTTATCTTCCCCGTAACTAAACTGGGGTCCATATGGTTCAGCAAGTGTACCTGTGTCAACCCCAAATCTATTCCCGTTATAGTCAGCATAAGGTGTTACTTTTAGGCTATGTAGATGCCCTGTAACCATTGTTTTCCCTGCTGTCGCAGCGTTATTGTGCGTAGCATGAACACCACCCTTATACCTATGTTTAATGACTACATCGTCTGTTGCCCAGCAGGTCATACAGAACTCCCAGGTTGGGAAATGATCCTCTAACTTAAACCCAAAGGTTTCGGCAAATTGCGGAGCATTGGTTGCTAGACGGGCATTAAAGCGGGAATCGTGGTTACCCCATGTGTAGACTAGCTTGACATTGTGGCGGGCTTCCTTGGCTGTTTCCTCGATCTCTCCAAGGGCTTCCTTGCAGGCTTTAAGTTCCTCAATAACAGATGGTTCCTTAGGACCAGTCCCTGCTGGAGGGTGACGACTGATAGAGGCACCATCGAGTGCATCCCCGTTACATACTATTGCTGAAGGCTTAAACTCTTTAATCGCCCATAAAAGAGCATTAAAGGCTGTGGTGCGGATGCCAGGCCAGAAGTGTGCGTCTGAGAAAACAATAACAGTTCCGTTTAATATACCCAACTGCTTTCTATCGTAGGCAACTGCTGATCTCTCAGGTCTACCATTAGGGTTCTTGGCTTCTAATAAGAGACCATATTTAGTCTCTAAATGCGACCTACGCCTCATAATGGTTCGCAGGTTACCCCCTGTGACTTTTTGTATAGCAGTGGCAGAACCTGTCGTTTTCCATAATTCGATAAACTCAGCATCTGATAGACGTGGTGTTTGAGACATGACTACTCCAGTTTTAATCGCCAGTAACTTGTGTGTTTTGCCATCCAAGGTTTTGTTGGATTAAACATCTTGAACCCACACGAGATAAGAGAATTTGCAGAGGCTGGATTGTCGTAAGTACTCGTTACGACCCAGTTCATTTTGAGAGTTTTTGCTTGTCTAACTCGGACGCGAATAAACTTTTTCTGTAACCCTTGTCCACGCATATCAGGAACAACGCCACAGCGTATAAGGTAACCGCAATCAGACCACCAAGGACTACAAACAAGACCTGCGAAAGCACAATCCACCCCGTCCTGAGTAGCAATCCACCAATAGCCATGAGTTGTGTCATAAGGTTTATCAAAAGGTAGGCACTTCTTTTGAAGTACCGACAATCTCGTCTGCACAGAATCGAGCCGCGTATCTACTCGCTGTATTTTCATGGTGCGTATTAGACAAAGGTTATATGACTTATTTATGAATATGCGCGAGTACCTTGTTTATCAATAATTAATGCTTGTTTGCGTGGTGTACCTGATGGATTGTTTGGTACAGATATATGCGTCCATCCACCACCTTCTGGTGTTGCAAACTCACGAATGATCTGGTCGTATGCAATGTCTGAGGCCATCACAGCTTTAACCACTTCATCAGGAGACATGCTAGGCACTCTAATATCGGCAGCGCATCCAACCCTATGTTGAGAAGTATCCTTAGACCCTACGGCATCATTGACCTGCTTAGACCTGAAGGCACTGTTAACCATAATAGGTTTGCCACCCAGTAAGGTCTTAACCTCTTCTAGCAAATCAGCAACACGTTTAAGGTTGTTTATTTCAGAACTGTTAGGTGTATTGTCTAACTCTCTGTGATCAGTGTGGGTTAGTTCTTCAAGGGAAAAGTGTGGGCTGAGTAACATATTAGTGTTTATGGCTTGCGCCAAAGTAGTAAGACAAAACCATAACCAATGCACCATCTAATGTACCTAGCACACGGATAATGATTTCACGCATTTCAGTCGGCACGACATGGGTCAACAAGTGATACTGAATCAAGCCCCATGCAACCACCACAACCAAAGCTAAAATAGGTGTTACTGACTTGTTGAGCAGAGGGGTGTTCTCGCTCGTCGCTAGGGCTGCTTCATTCTTACGTGCAGAATCACGGTCAGCAGCGTCAAGTTTTGCATACTCTAATTCGACTTCTGCAATCTTCTGAGCCGCCTGCGGATCACCAGCAATTGCTTTTGCAACGGATTCGACAGAATCGGAAACACCAAATTTAGTAGCCAGAGCGGACACCGCCATCCCACCCAAAGGACCAGCAACAGCAGTTGCCAGCGTGGGCGCAATGCCCTTGAGTAACCCAAGTAAATCATTCATTTATCTCTCCAACATATTTCTGCTTGCTTTTTATAGTAGTTAGCCCGCTTGTCATGCTCACGCACAAACCAAGTGGCACACCCTACCACCACAACGATAAGTATGGTCACAACCACCATCACAGCAATTTCCCATATCAATATCCCCATCGCCATTCCCTGTCATATTCAACCAACAAAGTTAACAACCACATAGAAATGTACACATAAACTATTGCAATCACACTTGCTATGTATATATGTACTTTCTGTTTGATCCGTCTAACTCTCTCTTGTTTCTTTAAATGTTCTTGTCTCTCAGCTTCTTGTTGTAGTTTAGTTATTGCTTTTGCTTCTTCAATCAGCTTGTCGCGTTCTGCTTGAATCTCAACCCACAAGTCAGGCATACCCAACTCATATCTAACCATGTGTTCTAAGTCTTTGTAATACTGCCTGATCTGACGAACGTGCATCACGTTGTCAATAGCCTGCATGGTTACATTCTTGACCTTACCCTGCTTGGCTAACTCTTTGGTCTCGTCCTGCTTTTTCTTGTAGTCTTCTTCTAACTGACTTTGACCGTGAAAGAATTTCGAGAGTAACCCACCAACCTCACCAGCGATACCTGCAACCTCACCGCCAGTCTTCTTGATGTCTTGATACGCTTCAACTGCCGACTTGATTCCTTCGTAGGCAAGTTTGCATCCAGCGAAGATGAGAGTTGGTTCAATGGCTTACTTCTTAACTTCTTTGTATATTTGATACAGCTTTAAACCGATCATCAACAAGGTGTATATCAAGGTAGCCCAGATGACTAGATCGCTGACCTGAAGGCCATACACTGTTGCCAGTGATACGGTTACTGGTGGCGCTATTTTGGCTGCAATAGCCCCTACGGTTTCGTCGTTGTCTAACATGATTAAAGCTTTAGTGGGTTAAGGTTATGCATGAAGTCTTCGCCTGGTCGGTTTCCACCTAAAGACCCGCCACCTTGCATGGGACCAGCAGAACCACCAACAGAAGGTGGAGGAACTGAACGAGGAATAATTTTTAGCAATTCTCTTTCACTTGCTTTAATTCCACGTTCTTTACGCAATTCTTTTGGCATAGTGCTAAACGATGGTTTAGTCATTACCTTATCGTAAACAGTTTTCATCTCATCATGAGTTTTAAAAGGTTTACCGTCATTGTATTTATCAATAAATTGTTGCGCTCCATCTATTCCATACTGAGCAGTAATCCAATTCATACCTTTGCTAGGCCATTCTTTTGGCAAAGATATTTCTTTAATGTTGCTTGCTTGTTTAGCAGTTGGTGCTTCAGTAGAAGTTTGTTTTGGCAAAGGCTCTGCCGTAGCAGGAGTTGCTGTCATTGCTGGTGTAGCCGGTGTTGTTACAGCCGGAGCAGGTGCCGTCATAACAGGTGCTGGTGCCGTCATAACAGGAGCAGGCGCAACAGGTGATGGTGCTACAGGTACTTGAGGTGCAACAGGAGGTGGTGCAGCATTTGTAACAGGCTTTGGTTTGCTTGCTTCAACAGCTTTAGATAGTTTGTTTTCTTCAGACTTTACAAGTAACTGTGTGGCTTGTGCATCAGCACTAGTTGGTGAAACAGACTTGCCCTGGTTTCTTTGAAGTATTGCTTCAGCGCGTTTTGCTTCTAATGACATCTTTGATTGATGTGCTTCTTGTTCGCGATAATTTCTAGCAATGATTGATTCATGTTTGGCTTGTTCTTGAGCCAATTTAATTTGACGCATTTCTTCGTCAACAGCAGGTGTAGCAGTTCCACCACCACCGCCACCACCACCTCTACCTCTGCCGGCAAGATAACCACCAGCAGTAAGTCCTAATCCACCTAAAACAGTAGGTATGGCAGAAGTTAAAGCGCCTTTCCAAAAATCACCGGTTGTCGCAGGATTTGTTACAGGTGGTACAGCAGGCGCAGATGCTGTTGGTGTTGGTGGCAATACAACCGGAGCAGGTGCAGATGCTACTGGCATAGGTGCTTCTACAGGAGGTGCTACGGCAGTAGATGCTGCCGCCTGCATTTTAGAAGCAGGTCGAACAGTTTTGGCTTCTCTTTTTGCGGCAGGTGTTTCAGGAGTTGAATCAGCAAAAGGATTGTTATCTCCTGCTAATCCCAAATCAGAACTGGATACAAATTCTTTACCCATTATTTTCTCTCCCATTTACCATCGCCAACATAAACAACTATTCTGTTTCTGTTGTCAACCTGTATTTCACCAACCTTTGGTTCATGTTTGCCACCTCTAGATTCTGTCAACATTGCATTAAAACGATTATTAATGGCTTGATATTTTTCAGAATCTTGAAATTCTTTTGTCCATCTACTTAAATCTGGTGCGCGTCCTTCAGAACTGTTCATCTTGTCTGCTTGGAAATGAGCCCATTCAGCAAGCAGTGCTTCATTACGCATACCTTTTACAGCAGTAACAGCAGTGTTTTTCATTCCAGATAACAAAGGATCAATTTCTCCAACATTTTCAGAGCCTGGTGCTAATGATTCTGGTTTACGTTCTTTTTGTACATTCTCTAAAGTTGTAGTTAATTGCAAAAAGCGCTGAAAGTCAGACACTTGTTGGTCATTCATCTTTTGATTAAAAATGCCTTCAACAATGTTTCTAAAACCTGCTTGTTGATTAACGCCAGAAGAGGCTGATGTGGCGGCACCTGTTGTATTACTTCCAGTAGTGCCTGCTTGAGCAGCAGTGCCGGCAGAGTTAGTGGCGCTTACGCCACCGGTCATTGATGGATTAATTCCTACAGGAGCAGTGCCTCCAGGTGGGACAGCGCCTTTGCCAGATATACCAGTACCAAACTCAGCACCTTTGCTAACATTTAAGTTTTGTTGATTGCCGGCACTAGCACCTAAATTAGAAGAACTTTCTTTTGTAGCACCTTGATTAGACTGTGTTTGTACAGTAGCTGCTGCCGCCAACCTTGCGCGTTCGTTAGCAGGAAGTTTGTTCCAAGTATCTAGCCAAGAAACTTTATTTGCCGGATCTTTTGAACGAGCTGCAATTTTAAAAAGTTCATCGTATTGATTTGCAATACCTGACGAAGCAATTGCTTGTTCTTGTGCTTTTTTATATGATCCAACAACAGTTTCAAAAGGCGCTTTACGCATTGAGGCGGCACCTTCAAATGCGCCTCTTCCAACCCCAACTTGGCTGGCAGACATATCTTCTTTAGATACTAACCAACCATTTTTTTGTATTTGGCTTAGTTGTTCAGGCGCAATCTTATCTCCAGAGTTGTAATCATAATAATTACCAGTTGTTCCTCTGGAATTACGTTCTTGTTTGTAAACTTTTCCATCAGGACCAATAGCATCTGAATAAATTACTCTACCGCCATTTAAAGCATTTAATGCTCCTTCATAATTTCTACTAAGAATAGAAAATATTAAGGGAACCATTTGTGTTTCGGTAGCTTTGTTGCCAAACTTTGTATCTTCTTTAGCCTTGTCTTGCAATATCTTGGCAGCAGCAAGGCGCTGATCTTCCGCAGCATCTTGACGAAATGCATCTGCCAATACACGAACTGGTGCTAAGTCTGGATCAATTATTTTTTCGTCAGCCATATTGTTTCCTTAACGCGAAAAATTAAAACCACCAGATGGTTCTTCGGTTGTAGTTTCTTGCATTGGGTTAAGCGTTGGTTTAGTTAACGCTGTTGGTGTTGACCTGCCTTTTAAAGCGCTATAAGCACCAAAGGTATTGCCTTGGCCTAATTGACTAGCGGCATTAGATACATTAGTAAATTTCTGTTGTATGGGTGCAACTGCTTGTTGTGCAAATTCTGTCCAATTACTTGGAGGTGCAACACCGCCAACAGCAGATGGATCACCACTAGCAGCTTTCATTAAATCAGATGGCCCAACTAAATTAGACCAATCTTGAAACTCCGTACCCTTTACTCCGCTAGGCGAAGAAGGATCTGAAGCAGTGTTCATTCCTATCCAATTACCAAAATCTTTAGGCATATTTATTCCTTAAAGTTTGATACCACTGCTTTTGCCAGAAGTCTGTTGACTTTGAGTGCCGGCAAAGTTTGGTGTTGTATTACCTTGAGGAATACCAAACACAACAGAAGCGTACTTTGCCAATACATCTTGTGGAGTTTGTGCGTATCCAATACGGGCGGCAGCTGCTTGATTGGCAGCCCCCAGACCAGCAGCACCAGCCTGGGTAAGATTTTGTGCAGCTTGTAATTGATTTTGTTGTACTTGAGCCTGTGCGCCAGCGGCTGCTGTGGCTTGACGTTGTGCGTTAAGACTTGAAAGATTAGAGTCAGCCAATGCTTGACGGGCAGAACCTAAACCGCCTGCGCCACCATACATAGCGTTTTGTTGCCCAAGACTTTCACGGGCTGATTCACGTCCTGATTGAAGAGCTGCTTGTATTTGGTTTTGCTCATACTGGGGGCCAAAAAGAGAAGACATCCCTTGCAAGCCAGTGCCATATGCTTGAGCGCCAGCAGCACCTTGTAAAGCGCCTGTACCAGCAGCAATTTGCGATGCTTGCTGAGCCGCCATATTAGATTCAGGGGCGGCCTGTCCATAGGCTTCTTTAGCAAGACCTATAGTACCTTGATACGCAGGAAAAGCAGTACCTGTCAAAAAATTAGTTTGAGCCTGAATTGCTTGTCTTTGTTCTGGCGTTAATTCAACTTGCGTATTACTTGATGATTTTCCTGAACCCATGATTAGACTCCTTTACCTTTAGCTTGCGCTTGATTAGGTTGTATTTGCATATTATCCTTCATACCTATGGTATTTGGGTATTGATTAGGCGCTCCCATTTGGGGTTGTCCTGATGTTGCCGACATAGAGTAGTTACCACCCTTACCCTGTGGCTGTACAGCGTCTGTAACGTTGCCTACCGCTTGCTTGGTTGCATCGGTAAATTGTTGTTGTGTTCCTGCCTTGCCAGAGTTCTGGGTGGGGCTTTGTTGTACTTGTGCTGAATAACCCATATTAATATCCTGTAACGTCGATGGTCATGGCGAGAACACTGCCAGTTGTGATTAGTAACCCTGTGTGAGTTGACCAAGGTCCTGTAAAAGACTTTGTTATTGTATTTTGAATGCTTATAGAAGTAGATGTTGTGGTAATTGAATCAGTACGAATAGCGCTGGTGTTAAACCCATCAAAACCAGCCCTAGGCGTTGCTATACAAACAGCATAGTTACCACTTGAATATGATCTGTTTACTGTTGGAGTGTTGGCTGTGGTATTAAAACCGTTACCAGAAAAACTACAACTAAATACATCGACTACACGGATGTACTTGTTATCAGAGTTAAACACCTGATTGCCTGAAGAATCTAATACTTTGAGGCCATAGGTAGATGTGGAATTTACTGGATCATCAAATACATACACATTGCCAGTAGAAGACGCGGCTGCCCTGATAACCCATGTATAGGTAGATCCTGCCAAACCCGCCTCAATTACGCCTACTTGATCAGAAGAACTAATAAACAATAAAGGATTATTTGCGCTTGACAAAGTAATAGTCTGCTCACCACCGCTACCCAAAGAAAAAGCGGTCTTACTTCTTAACCCCATGTTTTTATAGGTGTTATCAACCACCAAGTTATTGGTAGTGTTGTAGACAGTAAGGCCGTAGGTCATCTTAATATATGCCCACAAAGACGCGCATAGGTGCGCG